CACTCTCTATTCGTTAGGAGATACATTGGCAAATCGCCCCCGCAAAGTGGTGAATCTCGCCATTGAGGAAACAAGCGGGGTAGACCATCCCGCTCATCTACACGAAGGTTGGCTGGTTATGAAATCAGCCGATGAATCTGAAGTTCAGAGGGTTATGGACGAAACGCTCACCGAGGAGGACTCCAATATGGAGGAAGTAACTACCGCGGCTGTTGAAGAGCAGGTCGAAAAGGCTGACATGACTATGGAAGAAGCAATGAAGAAGATTGCTGAACTAGAAGCAAAGTTAGCAGAATCCGCTAAAGAAGATGCTGCCGAACCAGCAATGGAAAAAGCAGTAGATACTTCTGAGGATTTCTTGAAGTCGGCTCCCGAAGCAGTCGTCAAAATGATTGATGACCTACGCAAGCAAGCAGAAGATGCAACAGCGGAACTTAATAAGGAACGCGATGCTCGTGCTGATGCAGAGGCAATCGAAAAGGCAAGGGGTTGGGCAAATCTCAATCTCGATGCAGAAAAAGTTGGACCAGCGCTACGTCGCTTGGCAACAACAGATGCAGACCTTGCAAAGTCAGTTGAAGAAATTCTTTCTTCAATTAACGCACAGGCTGAATCAGCAACAATTTTTGCGGAAATCGGCAAGTCCGCAGACTTCAAATCAAACGGCAATGCTTATGAGCGTATGACTTCATTAGCAAAGTCAGCAGTTGAAGAGGGTGTGGCAAAGTCATTCGAGCAAGCGCTCGCTGACGTGGCTACAAGCAATCCTGACCTATATAGCCAATACCTAACCGAGAAAGGTGCCTAATTACCATGGCATATGAAATCAGTAATTACTCGGTAAAGGTCACCCTCGTTGCAGGTGCCGACCTTTCCGCTAAGCAATACAACTTCGTTAAGTTGAACTCATCAGGACAGGCAATTGCTATCGCAGCAATTACAGATGTTCCTGTTGGAGTTCTACAGAACGCACCAACAGCAGGACAGGAAGCCGAAGTATTAGTATCAGGCGGAACTAAACTTGTTGCTGGTGAGGCAATCACACTTCCAGCATTCTTGAGCGTTACCTCTGCGGGTAAGGCTGACAAGATTGCTACAACAGACACAACACAGTATGTAGTTGGTCAAGCAATTACTGCTGCTGGTGCTGATGCAGAAGTTATTACAGCAGTTGTTAACTGCGCTAACCCAACAAGAGCGAACTAAGGGGATAACTAAACATGCCACAGCCAAACATCAATAGCGTTCACGTTGACGCAATTCTTACAAACATTTCTGTTGCTTATTTACAGAATCAAGACAACTTCATCGCTGACAAGGTATTCCCAGTAATCCCTGTTGATAAGAAGTCTGACAAGTACTTCACTTACACCAAGAACGATTGGTTCCGCGACGAGGCTCAGCGCCGTGCTCCAGGAACTGAATCTGCTGGTGGAGGTTACAACCTTTCAACTGGTACATACTCAGCAGACGTGTGGGCTTTCCACAAGGATGTTGACGACCAAACAGTTGCTAACGCAGACTCTCCATTGAATCCTCTTCGTGAGGCAACAGAGTTCGTTACTCGCCGTTTGATGCTTCGCAAGGAACTACAGTTCGTTTCTGACTACTTCACTACAGGTGTATGGTCAACAGACATTACTGGTGTTGCTTCATCACCATCTACAAATCAGGTAATCAAGTGGTCTGACTACACAAACTCAGACCCAATCTCTGACCTAGAGGCTGGTAAGGCTGCAATTCTTGGTAACACAGGAATGGAAGCAAACACACTTGTTCTAGGGTATGACGTATTCAAGTCATTGAAGAATCACCCTGACCTAGTAGACCGCATCAAGTACACATCTTCACAGACAATCACAACAGATATGCTCGCAGCAATGTTTGACATTCCTCGCGTTATCGTTGCGAAGGCTGTTAAGGCAACAAACAACGAAGGTGCAGCAGATGCGTATGGTTTCGCATTTGGTAAGAATGCTCTTCTATGCCACGTTGCTCCACAGCCTGGTCTATTGACACCATCTGCTGGATACCAGTTCTCATGGACAGGCGTTTCAGGTGGTCTCGGTGCAACAATCGGTACTTCACAGTTCCGTATGGAATCAATCAAGGCTGACCGTGTTGAGGCAGAAATTGCATTCGACAATAAGGTTATCGCGTCTGACCTTGGTTATTTCTGGTCAAGCATCGTCGCTTAATTAAATAAAGAAGGGAGTGAGACTTGATATAGTTTCACTCCCTTCTTTTAATTTAGGAGTAAATATGAAAGCAAGAGTATTAAAGAGGATGGTTTCCCTAGGGGAGCAATTAGAGGTCGGTGACATCGTAGATGTTTCTACTTGGAGACTTACAAAGCCTCTAGTAAACAATCGCTACATTGTGTTAATTGAGGACGAATCTGTAAAAGTTGAAGAACCAGTAGCAGAAACACCAAAGAAGAAAACTTCAAAAGCAAAAACTGAGTAGTCGGGACTGAATCGTGGCACTAACACCAAATTTATCAACTGTCACGGTTTCAGGAACATATGTTGACATCCAAGGCAATCCAATTGCTGGACAGGTCAACTTTACTCCTAGAGCCATTCTGACAGATGCTTCGTATGACCAAATTGTTATTGCCAAAACAATTTCAGTAACCCTTGATTCAAATGGCTCATTTAGCACTACGCTGCCTGTAACAGATGACCAATCGCTAAGCCCATATAACTTCACTTATTTAGTTGAAGAGGCGTTTAGCGGTGGTCGTCTTTACGATATTGCAATTCCTTCAGATGCTGCTGCAACTGGTCTTAATCTTGCAGACGTAGCACCAGCATCAGCAAGCGTTGGTTTGAGTTCAACATATGTTTTATTATCAACATATTCAACACTTAATACTCAAGTTCAGGGAATGGTTGCAGTTGTAAATACTGCATCATCTCCAGCAACTGCTATCAATACAGCAACAGCAGCAGCCACAGCAGCCTCAGTTTCGGCAGCAGCAGCAGCAGCCACAGCAGCAGAAAATCTTAACTACATACATCCATTTCTCCTCATGGGAGTCTAAATGGCGATTCCAAGTAACGTATCCTTAGTAAAACTTGTTGGCAATTATGTAGATTACAAAGGCAATCCAATTGCTGGTTCAGTTAAGTTAACTAGCAGCGCGACAGTTCGCGACATGCTGGCAGACACAATTATTGTCTCATCGACAGCAAGTGCAACTCTTGATTCAAATGGTTCTTTTGTAGCAACTATTCCAGCAACAAATGACCCTGAAATTGTTGACGCTTTTACATATACTGTTGAAGAATCATTTACTGGTGGACGCTCGTATACGATTTCTCTCCCAGTTGCAGCGCCTTCAGATAGAACAAACTTAATTCTAAATCCATCTGCTGAAACAAATACAACTGGATGGGCAAATGCTCATGCTCTTACAAGAACGCTTGTTTCACCCAACGCAGCAATTGGTGATTACGCGCTCAAAGCACAACATATTTCAAATTTCACTGATACCAATATTGCAAACTATGCAAATATTTATGGTGCTACCGTTGCTGGAAAAACAATAACAGTCTCTTATTATGTCTATATCCCAACAGGTTCACGTTGGAATGGAATGACAGTTGCTCTTGGTGATGAAGGAACTAATGCACCAACAGTTGTTGCAGATGGTCCTGTTAATTTAGTCGCAGGTAGTTGGGTACGAGTTTGGCGCAGATTCTCTTATGCTGCTGGCGTATCAGGAGTTTGTGCATATGTTCTACGCATAAGCGTACCTGCTGGAATGAATCCACGAGTTAATAATTTTATCTATCCATCATTTGAAGATGGAACAACAAATGGCAATAGTACATGGGCTGGAACTGGTCGAAATGTAGCAGTAACAAACTCAACAGCAATTGGTGGATTTGCTGGAACTAGAGCACTTCAATATCTTGCAGGAACAAATAAAGGAACTGCAAATCTTAGAAATATTGGTTGGGTTGATACACCCAACGGAACTCTTACTGGAAATACGTCGTATGTATTTTCGCAGTGGGTTTACTGTCCAGTGCCAATAACAATGAGTTATGGAATTGACATAACAGATAGCACACCAACATACTTATCAAGTATTGGTGGTCCAAATAATTTTTATATTCCAGGAGGCACTTGGACTCGTGTTTATGCAGTTGGAACAACTCCAGCAACAGCATCACGATATGGTGGTGGATTAAGCGAAGTTACTCAACACGCATATCCATATCGCGAGAATCTAAGTCAAAACCCTTCTTTTGAAGTAAATATTACTGGATGGCAGTGCAATTTAGGAACAATTGCTCGTTCAACTGCTCAGTTCTATTCAGGAACAGCATCTGCATTATGTACTGTTACCACCGCGTCAGGTGGATTTGGACCGTATCATACAACCTACACAGGAGGAAGAATTCCTGTAGTTGCTGGTCAAACTTATACATGGTCAATGTATGTAAAAGATATTAATACTGCTGTTTCATATAATGCGACAGTTGAATTCTATAACTCTTTAACTGCTGGAACTAACGTAGGAACCATTACTGGAACAGCAACTCCAATTAACAGCACTGGTTGGACTCGAGTATCTGTAACTGGTGTTGCACCAGCGGGTGCTTTAGGAGCAATTCCAACAATTTATTCAACTGCTGCCCCTACGGTTGGAACTCAGGCTTACTTTGATGGTGCATTATTTGAGCAAGAAACAAACTTTAACTTAGTTAATAATCCATCATTTAATGTGGACTTAACACATTGGGCGCAGTACGGAACTGCATCATCGAGCACTCGAATTACTTCCGATTCATATTCAGGTCAAGGATGTTTGCAGATTGCCCCAACAACGGGTACTGGATATTTGGGAATTACTCAAAGCACCCGAATTCCAGTTACTGCATTACAAAACTATACATTCTCTACATTCTATAAGCGCAAGGCTGGAACTGGAACATTAGCATTAGCAGTTGAATGGTATACGTCTGCTGCTGTTTATATTTCAAGCAATACATTTACGGTTGGAAATACAACAACTAATATTTGGCAACAAGTTTCAGGAACTGCTGCTGCGCCATCAACTGCTGCATTTTGTTATGTTGATATTTTTTATCAAACTTATGTTCTAAATACAGATAGTGCATTAGTAGATGATGTTCAAGTAACAAATACTGCAACTCTTCAAACATATAGAAACTCTGATTACTTTGACGGCTCAACAGGTGGCTCTTACCAGCGCTGGGTTGGAACTGCTCATCAGACAAACTCAATTGATTCTCCTCCTGTATATGTCGATGCTGTCATGGCTGAGCCAGCATCTCGCTTTAATCCAACTCGCAACCCTGAAATGCGTGTTGATACAACTGGATGGTCAGTTAATTACAGTACAACTGCATCAACCCTTACAAGAGTCACTGGTTTGACTGGTATCGGTGATACTCGTTTATCAAATGCTTTACGAGCAACTTTTGCTGGAGGCGCAAACTCATGGCATTTCTTGATGGGCATACTTGACACACCTCAAAACTTCTTCCAATCAGGAGTTCAATACTCAGTATCTTTCTATGCTCGTTCAATATCAGGTGCAACAACAGGATATTCATTTTGGTTCTCAAATGGTCCTTCTCTAGCAAATCCTGATAACTCAGTTGGATTCACACTAACCAGTTCATGGCAACGATTCACTAAGACATTTACTGCTACATCTTTGGCTCAATCTGACACTATGTGGCACGTTGACGTACCAACTACAACAGCATTTACTGCTGAGTTCACAGGATTTATGGTTGAGCGCTCAGCAACTACAAACACATATGCAGACTCATCATATTTTGACGGTGCTGCAACTGGATATGAATGGGCTGGAAGTGGAAACGCATCACGCTCAGTTGAAACAGCACCTATTTATATCGATGCTGCCATGGCTGAAGAGTCAACAACTCTTAATCCATACTTTGATGGCTCTACAGATGGAATGAACGGAACTGCAAGTTGGCTTGCAACTGCTCATGGTTCGTTATCATTGCTAGATTCCGATGTCCGAGTTAACCTATGTAATAACCCATCTTTTGAAATCGGCAGTACAACTGGATGGTCTTCATATAACACTTCAACCTTAAGCGTGACATCAGTTGCAGGTGCCTCATTTGGAACATCTGCTCTATCTGTTGCAGTGGCAAATAGTACAAATGGAACAATTTATGTGCCTACAACTATTGTTCCAGCAGGTACAACAGTCACAATTAGCGCCTATGTCAAGGGTACAACTGGAAAAACTCTTCACTTCTCAGGTCGTCCAACTGGTACCGATATGAGTTATATCTCTGAAGGCGGTGGAGCAATTTCAGTTACTTTGAGCAGCAGTTGGCAGAGAATCTCTACCTCATTTACATCTTCAAAGGCATTTAGACCAGCGGTTCAGTTCTATACAACTACCGCTGGAGCGGATACCTTCTATGTCGATGGAGTCCTTATTGAGACAGGCTCAAGCCTTCTCTCATACTTCGACGGCTCATCGACCTATGGTTCATGGACAGGTACTTCAGGCAACTCGACTTCAAAGATTACCCGCAACCTATTGGATATCTCTGACCTAGCCCCTGCCTATGTTGTCAGTCCGACCTACTACTCTTTTGCCTCAGCATCAGATTGGGCAACCCTTAACTCTACGGTTCAAGCCATGGATGCAAAAGTTGACCAAACAAACCTTGGTTTTATTAGTTCAACCCCTGCTACAACATATGCAGATTTTGGTAATGAAACCTATGCACAGATTCTTTCCTACTACGGCACATATTCAAATATCCTTGTTTTAGGGCAGTTGCTCGTCGCAGCGGATTTAACCCCTTATGTAACACAAGCACAAACGCAGCAAACCAACGCAGAGGCAAGCCTATTATCGGCTCAGGTATCCTTAGACAGTATACTTACCGCAAAAGCAGGAAGACTCGACGATTTTACGATTATGGGAGCATAAACGATGGCAAATTTCTATAAGGTCCTAGGACAGTCGAATCCTTCGGCTATTACGGCTACAACCCTCTATACGGTCCCAGCCTCACGAAGCACAGTCGTATCGACTATCACTATTACAAACCTTGCTTCAACATCAGCGACATTTCGTATCGCAATCCGTCAAGGTGGTGCTGCTCTTGCTAATGCCCAGTATGTCGCTTACGACTCAAACTTGGCTGGAAACAACACAGTTGCTTTAACGCTCGGAATCACACTTGCAACAACAGATGTAGTAACAGTTTATGCTTCAACTGCTAACGTGACATTTCAGGCATTTGGAACGGAGATTTCATAATGGCAATTACATCCATTTCGGGAGTTAGTGGTCTTCAGGCTAAGCGCCAAATCTTTACAACTTCAGGAAACTTTACTGTCCCAAGTAATGTGAACTCAGTCAAGGTTACTTGTATCGGTGGAGGTGCATCAAGAGGTGGAGCAGGAGGAGTTGCTCAGACTCTTGTTGATACTTCTGCACTTTATGGAACAAATATCGCAGTTACCGTAGGAGCAGCAACCGCAGCAAGCACTTATGGAAACGCTGGAGCATCAAGTTTTGGTTCTTTTGTTACAGCAGGTGGTGGATTTACTTCGGACGCTACTTCAACAGCAGGAGTATCGGGAACTACTTTTATCAGCGGACGTTCGATTAGTGCTCAGCCAACACTTTCAACTTATGCCTCAACTTATGCAAATCTTGAATCATCTACATCAGGTGTTATTTATAATCCTGTTGGTGGTTTTTATACAACTATGTTTACTTACTTCAACCCAAGTGTTGGCAATACATACACTTATTACACATCTACCGATGGACTCTCTTGGACTCGTCGTAATAGCGTAGCGCCTATTGCTGCTGCAAATAACTATGCATGGAATATGCATTATGCAAATGGTCGAACATTTGTAACATTTTACAATGCTTCACTATGGTACACGACTTCATCTGCTAACGGAACTACATGGACAACTGCTTGGATTTGGAATAATAGTGGTACTGTAAGTAATTATCTAAATGATATTATGTACTCATCAACTAGCGGACTTTATTATTTCTTTGGTCAAAACCCAAATACAACTTCTCCCGCAATTTGGTCATCAACCGCCGCTAATATTGTTACTCCAGCAGGTGCGCAAATAGCAGCATTCACCCTTGGCACTACAAACGACCGCAATCCTATGAACGGAAGGTTTCTTTCTAACGGCAGTAACCTTGCTATCCTTTGGAGCGTTAATAGCACTGGTTCAGTTCTTCAGTACACATTATTTAATGGCTCAACATGGGCTGCTCTTGCTACTTCCACTGTTGGTAACAGTACTAACTATCCAGTAGGAGGAGCATGGGACGGCACTAAGTTCACTATTGTTTTAGCAGACGGAACAATCCATACCAGTACAAACCTAACTACATGGACAGCAACAGGAACGACAGTTTCAGGATTAATTATTTTTGGATACTCAGGCAGTAATTACTACGGCTCAATTAATGGTCAGTTTGCGTACTCTGCTAATGGCACCACATGGACTGCAATCCATTGGATACTTCCAGGTATAACTAACTGGATTCCAATTGGAGTAAATGGAACTAAGCACACCAGCCTCACATCAGGAGGACTAATTGGAACATTTGATATTGCTTCTCCAAATACAACTATAGCAGCAGGTTATCCAGGAGTTATTGGAACTTCGAGTGCTATTGGTGGAGGAGCAGGAAGTTCCCCAAGAAGCATTGCTACTGGAACGACTACTGTAAATGATGCAGATGGTGTTGATGGGTATGGACGCTCAATAGTTAATACTGCATTGCCACCTTCATCATACGGTTCGACTAATGGCTTAACAGCGCAGCAAGGGGCGGTGATTGTTGAATGGCTACAGTAAAAAGATGGGCAATTATTGAAAATGGAGTCGTAGTCAATGTCATTATGGCTGATGAAGACTTTATTAAAGATAATGAATTAAATGCAGTAGAAGATAATTTTGCTCATGTTTATGCTCCAGTAAATGATGACGGAGTTATCCAATATGCTCAAGTATCAATTCCTGAACCATTAATTGAAGAACCAATAGTTGATGAGGTAACTGAATAATGGCAGGTACAACTACCAACCGTGCTTATCCGTATCCGACAAGTGGTGATGCAGCCAATATCGCTGCCAATATTCAGTCTCTAGCAACTTCAATTGATACAGACGTAAATACCCTTGCTCCAAAGGCTTCACCTACTTTTACTGGAGTAGCAACAGTTCCAGCAATTAAGTGGGGTGTTACTACAACTGCAACAGCAGGTGGTACAACTACTTTAACTTCAGCAAGCACATTCCAGCAATATTTCACTGGAACATTGAACCAAACTGTTGTTATGCCAGTGACAAGCACTCTTGCTGTTGGATGGTCTTATGAAATTAACAATAACTCAACAGGAACTCTAACAGTTAACTCATCAGGCGGTAACTTAATTCTTTCAATTCCTGGAGGTTCTTCAGGAGCATTTACTTGTATTGGAACAACTTTAACTACAGCAGCCGACTGGGAAGCCGAATGGAATGGTGCTGCGGTTATTACTGGAACTGGTTCAGTAGTTCTTTCCGCCTCTCCAACTTTTACTGGTCAGGTTACTGTCCCAGCAGGTACTACTTCAGCAGCGCCAATTATTTTTCCATCAAGCGCATTGCTTACAACTGCTGCTGGTGGACGCATGGAATACGACAACACAGCATTTTATCTAACTCCATCTCAGACAGCAGTTGGCGGTCGTGCAGTTATTAACCACAGTATGGTTTATGCACTTTCTGCTACTCGAAATCTTGCAGATGTTGCTACAGCACAATCAGTATTTGGTGTTGGTTTAACAGTTGCTGCTGCGACTACATATGAAATAGATATGATGTTTGCAGTATCTTCAACTGGAGTGGTATCGAATTCCCTTGGAATTGGTTTTGGTGGAACGGCAACTTTAACTTCTATTGGTTACGAAGCAATTGTTTCTCAAGGTACAACTGCATATGGTGCTACACCTAATCAGTACTTAATTCAAGTAGCAACAAACTCAACTGTTACTTCAGCGGTTGCAAGCGCAACTTATCGTATTGTGCGAGTTAAGGGATTAGTTCGCGTAAATGCTTCAGGAACTTTCATTCCACAACTCACTTATTCCGCAGCGTCAGGTGCAGTTCCAGTCGTTGCTGCTAACTCATACATTAAAATGACACCTGTTGGAACAAATACTGTTACAACTATCGGTGCTTGGGCATAAGGAGATATAAATGTCATTTACCTACGTTGACCCAGGCTCAAACGACCGAGATAAAGTTCGCTTCATGATTGGCGATACTGACAGTAGTGATTATCATTTTAACGATGCAGAGATTACTTATCTTTTATCAACTTGGTTAACACCTATTGATGCAGCCATTGCTGGTGCTGAGATGATTGCTGGTCGTTTTGCCCATAAGACTAACTACAGTCGCAGTATCGGTGACCTTAGCATTTCAGAGTCTTATGGAACATCTGCTGCTGAGTTCAGAGCACTGGCTCAAAGTCTTCGTGCTCAACGTGGAAAATTATCTCCACCAACTATCAAAGTTAATGCAGATGCACTCAAGTCAACTCGTGATAAGACAACGACTACTTACAACACTGATTTCTATACTGGCATTCAAGATAATAAAGTCTAGGCACAACAATGACTTATATCAAGGGAAATCCTGCTCACTGGGCGGAGGATATGACAGATACGGTTGTCGTCTATAAAGGCACGACAATGGATGCCTACGGAAAAAGGGCTACTAGCGGTTCAGGCACAACTTATACATGTCGCATTATGTCTGATATCACCAAGATAACTACAGACCAAAAGCGCGGAATTGTCGAAGAGGGTCGCCTGATTATCATGAATGACCCTGATGTTAATGTCGGAGACAGAATTACTCTTTCAAATGGTGCCGAGCCAATCGTTAAGATGGTCGATAAAGTAAATTACAAGGCAAATGGTTTGGGAGTCGTCAATCACCATACGGTTGTTACTTTTGGTCGTGTCTAATGGAATCAATCGAAATCAAGGGATTAGATAAACTTAATCGCTTGCTAATTAATGCGGGAAATAAGGGAACTCCAGCCCTAGCCCGTGGTCTCTATGAAGAGGCAACAATGGCTTTTAATGAGTCTCAGGTCCTTGTTCCAGTTGACACAAGAACCCTAAAAGGTAGCGGTCACGTTCAAACTCCAGTAGTGACCAAAGATTCAGTTGAAGTCACAATTGCATATGGTGGTCCAGCGAGTCCTTATGCGTTATTTGTTCACGAAAGAATTATGGCTCCGAGTGGCAAGAAGGTTTATCACGCTCCTCCAACTCAGGCAAAATATCTTGAAACTCCAGTCAAGCGTAGGACAAAAGGACTTGCTAGTAGACTTGGCGTTCATTTACAGAATGCAATGAAAGGTCACTAATGGCAACCGTATTAGAGGCAGTTGGCAACTATATTGATACCAACTCAGCCACCCTTACTCTTGGCACAAACCTCTTTCTTTCAAAGATGCCTGAGACCCCTGATACCTGCGTAGCCATTTTTGAGTACGAGGGACTGCCTCCAATTGAGAATTTCGGCAATGATGGTTTCAGTATCAGTCGACCAAGCATTCAAATTATGTGCCGTGCTGGACGAGATGACTATGTGACTGCTCGAGATTTAGCAGAGACACTCCGAGTTTTGGTTTCATCAATATCCAACACAACACTGTCTTCAGTTGGTATTCTTCGTATCTCATCAATGGGTTCGATTATGCCGTTAGGAGTGGATGAACTAGAGCGTCCAGTAATCGTGTTTAACATGGATTGCTTCGTAGGTGCTTAATGTCAGTTATCGAGCCTCAACCATCGAGTCAAGAGAGAGACCCTTATGGCAGAAATGCAATCACAGACGAACTCAAAAGATGCTGGAAATGTGACCGTCTCCTTTTCGAAAGCGCAACGCGCCCGTGGAGTATCCGCTGTCCAAGATGTAAATCTAAAAATAAATCAGGATGAGTTTCTAGCAAAACTTCAATCCTTAGAGGGCAAGAAAACCACAACTGGTTTTAACTGCGCCATGGGCAGAATCGTCGAAATCATAGATGAGCCTATGAAATCTAAACTCAAGGAAGCCCTTGTTAATCAGCAAATTGAAGCGACTATGCTTGTCTCCCTTTTAGGAGAATATGGGTTTGAATTGAGTTCAAATATTGTTCGACGCCACCGCCGACGAATGCTTGGCAAAGACGGATGTAAGTGCCAACGTGAGTCTTGATGATGCGCTAGATAATCTCCTGAAAACTACGGAGGTTAATTCAGTTAAAAAGACTGAGCCACGTCAGCGCTTAGCCGAATGGCAGCCTGGAGTTACTTGGAATGGTGACGAGGGCATGGTCACTACAGAGCCAATGGAGGGTGAGACTCATCCCGATTGGTCAGGAGTTCTCCGTATGTGGGGACTTGACCCTGAGCATTTCTCAGTTGTCGAACCTGTTCTTTTCAATGTATGGGGCGACACCATGGGCGTTCTTAATCGCCAATGGAAGGGAAAGGTAGTTCGAAAAGGCAAAGTAGAAAATGCCGATATTGAAGCCTTAATCCAAGAGATTAAAAAGCATAAACCTCGCGAGCGCAAAGAGTTCGAAGGTGGAGCAAGTTTAGTTGTTTGTGCCTCTGACTGGCAGGTTGGAAAGCGCGATGGAGATGGACTCAAGGGATTAATTGGTCGATGGCTTCAGGCTATTGATGATGTTGAGTTCAGATTAAAGGAATTGAAGAAACTAGGTCGTCCTATCGATTCAATCACCGTCCTATGTCTCGGTGACTTGGTAGAAGGATGCGATGGTCATTACGACATTCAGACATTTACAGTTGAAGTCGACCGTCGAGACCAAGTAAAGATTGCTCGACGTCTTTTAAGAGATGCGCTTATCCGCTGGTCCAAGATAGTTCCTTCAATAACAGTTGCAGCAATTGGAGGAAACCATGGAGAAAATAGAAAAAACGGAAAAGCATTCACCACGCTTAATGACAATGATGATGTGGCACTTGTGGAATCGGTTGCTGAAATCTTCGCAGCCAATCCTGAAGCATATGGACATATCCGCTTCGCGATACCACAAGAAGAGTTAAGCCTAACTCTCGAAGTTCACGGAAAGATTATTGGAATTACCCACGGTCACTTAGCCCGTTCAGGAAATGGAGTTGAAGGAAAACTCCGTCGCTGGATTGCTGACCAAACCTTGGGGCGTCAAAAGATTGGTGATTGTGACATTTTGGTCACTGGTCACTATCATTCGCTGAAACTAGCAGATTGGGGAGGAGTCAAATGGCTACAAGCACCAGCCCTCGACGGGGGAAGCGTGTGGTGGAGACAGTCGACGGGGGAGATTGCGGATGTGGGAGTCCTGACATTTGTTGTCAGCCAAGCGGGAGTGAGCGACCTTCAGTTATTATGAACGACCCTAGAGATATCGCCCTATATGCTGCTGAATTGGTCTCAGGAGAGCGTCAGGAGGCTTATGGGCATCCCCTTGATAACTTTGAACGGGCAGCAAAGATATGGGCTGTAATCCTCGGCTGTGACGTCTCAGCCGAACAGGTGAGTCTCTGCATGGTCGGAATGAAGATTGCTCGTGAAGTCAACCAAACTAAGCCCGATACAGTCGTAGACGGAGTTGGCTATTTCCTGACATTGAGCATGATTCAAGAGGAAAGACTTCGTAGGACTTCATAACCCGACTCAACAAACTTGAGCCGACTCGACTCAACCTTTGATTATCTAACCCGAGTATGATATACTTAGATAAGAGAGGGGGAGGAAATGACAAAAGTTGTTGTTTTGCCCTTGAAGTTTTGGAGCGACCACAAATATCGCGGTTGCTCTGAGTCAGCAGTCGAAATCAAAAGAAACAAGATTTATGTCACTGTTCAACTCGACGAAGAATCTTGGAAAGATATTTACAGCGATGCTGAGTTCTATGCAACATACGACGCCGAATATGGCGAAGAGGATATGAAGGCATTGAAGTCCAGTGCAGTTGCTACTTTGAAAAGATTGCAAAGCATTTAGGCTAAAATCGCCTCCTGATACACTTTGACTACTGTGCGCTTAGTCGCCTCATTGCCTGTCTAAACCGTGCGCTAGTCGCCTCGACGGTATATGGGGCTACCCATGTGCCGTATTCGAGGAGGTTTAGATGGCTCGTTACAGAGTCTTGCAGGGTATTGATTACCCACCAAATAAACGCGCTGAGGTTGGCGATACCGTCGATGACCTTCCAGCCAATGCAATTAAATGGCTATTAGATACTGGTGCTATTGAAGACCCAAGTAAGCCAAAAAAAGTTGAAGTAGTAGTTGAAGAAACTCCTGCTCCAGTAGTTGAAGAAACTCCAATCGTTGAAGAAACTCCCGCCCCAGTTGCCGAGGAGGTCACTGAATAATGCCTACATACCGCCATGGTAAAAATACTGTTGTTCTAGTGGACCAGTATGACCTTTCAAGTTATTACAAAGAAAGCACAACCTCTCGCTCAGTTGAAACTGCTGAAACAACGGCTTTTGGAAATAGCGCGAAGACATACATCACAGGATTAAAAGACGGCACCATGAACCTATCAGGAATGTTTGATGGTTCTGCTGGAGCGGTTGATGAATTTATGTCAACAGCCCTTGCTGGTGCCGATAACAACGTAACAGTTCAAATTGAAGGCAATACAGCAGGAACAATTGCTCATATGCTTGCAGCACAAGAAACTTCATACGAAGTAAGTTCTCCTGTTGGGGACGTAGTAGCAATTACTACTCAACTACAGGCTGACGGAGGGTTGGAGTCAGGTCGAGTACTTGCTCCTGCGACCGTTGTAACAACTGCCACAACGACAAACGGTACTTCTGTCGATAACGCAGCAGCATCAACAAACGGCGGAGTTGCACATCTTCATGTGACAGCAAATGCCAACTTAGGTACCACAACAATCAAAGTTCAACACTCAACCGATAACTCGACTTGGGTTGACTTGGTTACATTCGCAACAGTTGCCACAACAATTAAAACAACTCAAAGAGTTGTGGTTGCAAGCGGAACAACAGTAAACCGTTATTTGCGCTCGCAGATAACTACAGCAAGTACAGGCAGCATAACCACAACCGTCGCATTCGCAAGGAGATAAAATAAAATGCCTACATTTCGTCACGGTAAATCAGCCGTATTCAAAATCGGTTCAAGCGGTGTTCCTGGTACCGCTACCGCAATTTCAGATGCAGTAAGAGAAATCACCTTCCCTCGTTCAGTCGAGACTGGTGAAACAACTTCTTTTGGTTCAAGCGCGAAGACATACCTAGTTGGTTTGTCAGATGCAACAATTTCAATCAGCGGTGTTTTTGATGCAACATACGATGCTCAGTTGGCTGGTCTTGCTGGCATCGATGGAGTAGCATTCGAATACGGACCATCAGGTTCAACTACTGGAATGATTAAGTACACAGGTTCATGTGTTCTTACTTCATACGAACTATCTTCACCAGTTGGAGATGTCGTTACATTCACAGCACAGTTCCAAGTATCAGGCGCAATTACTCGCGCTACTTACTAATAACTAAATAACAACTAAATACAAACTAAGTCGTGTCCTAGAGACCTAAAGGAGATATCGTGTCCATAAGAGACCAAATTCTCGCCGTTCAAGACATTCCAACCCAATTGGTTGAAGTGCCTGAGTGGGGCGTGAAAATCGAAGTTCGTGGTATGACAGGCGCAGAGCGCACTCGTATCATGGATAAGGCAACAGCAGACGCAGGAGAGATGAATCTACAGATGATTTATCCTGAGATTGTTATTGCAACATCATTTGACCCATCAACTGGCGAGCAGGTCTTTGTTCCTGAAGACCGCGATATCTTGCTCAGTAAGTCAGCGACTGCACTTGACCGTGTAGCAATGGTAGGTATGCGCCTATCAGGATTCACAAAGGAATCTGCTGACGAACTGGGAAAAGATTCCTCCGAAACGGCTTCAGAAGATTTGTCTTTGAATTAGCAGAACGATTGGGTAGGACTGTCGAGGAACTCCTCTATGGCAGTCCTTCCCATCGTGCTATTTCAGCAAATGAATTGACTGAATGGGAAGCACTTGAACGCATCCGTGTTTGGGAACAAGAGCAAGCAATGAAAAAGAAAAACTAAGGCGGTGAAAGAATTTGGCTCAAGAGACAGTAGTAGAGGTATTAGCCAAATTTCGCGCCGATACTGCCGAATTCAATAGACGCCTTAATGAAGTCCAATCTCAACTTGATGGACTATCTAAGAAAACATCTGATACTTCAGCAAATATGCAGAGTTCACTGGGTTCAATCGGTGGGGCGCTTACAAAATTAGGTAATACTTTTGGTGTACTGGCAGGAGTTGCTGGTGGCGCCTTAATTTCCCTTGGAGTTTCATCATTCAATGCTGCTGCAAGAGTTCAAGAATTAGATGTTGCTATAAATGCTGTAGGAAAATCAACTGGTCTTGGCTATGACGCAATCAATACTGCTGCTCTTGGAATTAAGAGCATGGGTATTGAGATGGAAACAGCCCAAAGGTCAGCATTAAAGTTTGCACAAAATAATCTTAAACTTGAGTACGCTTCTAAACTAGCAAGAGTTGCTCAAGATATGGCTGTCATCAGCGGTATGAACTCAACTGATACATATAACATGCTTACACACGCTGTTATTACTGGACGAAGCGAAGTCTTAAAATCTGTTGGTATTCAGAAATCTGCTGGTCAGATGTACGAAGAGTTCGCTAGACAAATTGGAAAAGCAACTAGCGCTCTTTCTTTCCAAGAAAAACAACAGGCTGTTGCAGAAGGTGCTCTTGCAGAAGGCGCAAAGGTATTTGGCACCTACGAAGCAGCAATGACAAGTCACGAAAAAGCTATCCGCCAATTTGCTCGTATTACAAATTACACCAAGGTTGCAATGGGTCAACTGATTCTTGATTGTTTTGTCCAAATGATTCTTGCTCTTTTTGATTCTTTTAAAGATTTAATTAAATTACTTTTTCTTTGTGG